CACCGTCGCTACTAAATGTGTTGGTGCTGGAGTATTTGCCAGTGTTGTCTACCAAATCAAGATAGCGACTGGTTCCGATTGAAGCACGATTCAGGGCCTTGCTTTTTAATATGCTGTTGTAGGCAGTGAATGGAAAATTGTTGTAGTCTTCACCATTGACCATGCGATCCTGTGTGTAGTACCGGGCCGGAGCACGGGCCTTGATCTCGTTGATGGTTTCTCTGGGTTGTGCGTTGCTGACCGGCGTGGTGATACCACAAGTGAATGTTATGGTTTCAAGTTGACCAGTACGGCTCACATAGCTGATGGGTATGACCACGCTTTGCATTTCTTCAGGGTTGATGATGTATTGCAAACCATTGCTGGCTCGCACATAGCAACGGAATTGCCCTACAGGTATGGCCGAGAACACGCCATCACCAAAGTCTAACGTGATCTGATCATTGGTTCGGCTGGTGGTGCTGAAAAGTTTTCTCAGGCCTGGACCAGTTTGTTCGGCGGCGGCACCATATACACTGGGCACATACTCCCATTCACTGGCAATGCTTCCTACATTGTCCAACTGATACAACCAACGGTCTTCGTTGTTGATGCCTTCGATGTTGATGTCCACAACACGATTGCTCACACGATCGGCCAGGTTGAAATCTTGATTTTGCAACACGCCTTGTTTGAACAAGAAAAAATATCCAGTGTTGGCCGAGCTAAAGCCCAATTGATCATTGCGGAACAACACATTGAATATGCCATTGGGTCTGGGGCTGGGTTCATACACATAGGATTTTCCCACGGTGCTGGCAGTCACAGCTTCAAACGGCATGTTGATGCCATCCACTGTGGCGGTATAAGGAACCACTGGTAGAAATCCAGGAACTAAATTGATGCTGTATTCGGCAGTGTCTACTCCCAGTATGGTGGTCCTGGCTCCAGGCACACCCACACGCTGGCTGTCAACCAAGGCCGCATTGATAATGGCTGTGAACTGTTCTTGCCAGCTAGGGTTAGTAGGGTCGGCCCAGTTTACTGTGACATTGGCCAGATCAATACCGTTGATGTCAGTGACGTTTTGTGTGGTTTGCACACTGAAAACTTTGAGGTAACCTTGAGCAGCAATGTTGCGTTTGGGCGTGTAGCTGACCAAGTTGGCCAAGCGCACCACACTGTCTCTGCGTTCAGCGGAATCTATGTAATTTTCACGTGTGTTAAGGTCGGTGCGGAAGGCCAGGGCCTGTCCCATGAATGCCATGACGTCCAGCAAAGCAATAAATTCTGAACTTTCAATGTAGTCATTGAATGTTTCTGGATAGTATAATCGAAGATAATCTACAAAACTCTTGCGCAGAGTTTCAAAATCATAGCTTTGGAAGTCGGCTTCGCGATAGGTCTGATAGATTCGTTTCCAATCTTCCACACCAAAAATCGCTGTTTGTCTTGTAGTCTTGGCCATAATCTTCCTGTAGTCTTGTATTTATGGATGTCAAAAACGGCTCAGTTAAACATAGCTGGCACGGCGTTGTTGCTGATCAAAAAATATGCTCAGGCGCTGTGCATCTGTGCTGGGAACTATGGCCAATTCTACCTGGATCAGTATGCCATTTTCTTGAGGGAACACCTGCACATCTGATATTTGTATTCTAGGATCGTAGCCGGCCACACGCTGTATTTCACGTTCAATGCTTTGTGTGGTTTCGTTGGTTTGATTTTCAAACAAATTGTCCCACAAGGCTGTGCCATACTGTGGCCGTCCAGGCAACTGCCCTTGGCGTATGTTGAGGCCATTCAACAAGTCTCGCTTGACCAATTCAGCATCCAGCAAGGTGAACTTTTTGAACTGATCCTGTGTGTTAAATCCAATAAATGTTGCCATGATCAGTTATTTAACCTCGTGGAGCACCCGGAGCAAAGCGCAGAGTTCCGTCTTCTGTGATAATGGTAGGTATGGTCACCGGAACAGCCACATCAGCATATTCTATAGGCGGAATTCTGGGATTTCCTATGATGTCGGCCACTGCCTGATCTACCTCCTCACGAAATACTGTGTTGTCAAATGCACCCAGTTCGGGTGCCACATTTAATTCAGAACCATAGGTGTCAACAAAGTCTATGGCATATTGTGCTTGTCTGGCAGAAATTTGTATGTTTGTGGCAAGATCTGTGGAAGCGGTTCCTCGCACCCAAGCCGCTACTGCTTCTACTCCGTATCTGGCCGCTGGTTGGATGAATGTGGCCTGATATCTGGCAGTTTCTGCCCCTGTCAGTATGCCTGCATCTATTAGACCTTGATATGCTCCTTCGTACAAGGCGATTTGAGCTAGATTTTGTATGGCTGGTGAATTCAAATAATCTACCAAACTGTTTATGTTGAATAGCCCAGTCCAGGCAGCCGGAGTGTTAAGCACTGTGATGGTCATGCTGGGTTCCACTATGAGTTGCAATGACGCTGGTTTGAGTAACTCTACCAACACAAGATTTTCAGCAGTTTGTCCGTAAAGTCCTACCCCGCGTGTGGCAACTTCTGCACCCAGATACACCGGCACGCCGTCGTCGTTGAAGTACCAGTCAGGCAAGAGATTACCGGCTCCATCCACATATTCATAAGTGGCAGCCTTTGCTGCCTGTGCCGTTAGTGCTGTTACCTGTGCGCGAGTAAGCATGATTATTCCTGATTAGTTGGCACTGTTTGTATGGCCGGTGGTTCAGACACATAATTTTCCGGATCAATGGGTTTTTGCACAGCGGTAGCACCGGTTCTTTCATAGGCCGATCCTGCTTGAGATTCTACACTGGGCACCTTAGGCGTGGCAGTACTGTTTAGATTCGTTCCTACATTTACTCCTCGATTGTGATAAGGATACGGTTCATGTGTGGGTGCCCGAGTCACAATAGTGTCAAGTGCGCCGGGTATCACAGTCCACCCTTGTCCTGCCACAAATTCAGTGTCGGCCAGTTTGAATCCTTGCATGCTGGCCACCGCGGTCACTGGCTGTGTGGCTGCGCCGTTTAGGTTAATGACCTTGCCCTTGAGATTAAGACTGTTGCCACCATCCCAGCTGCCGGTCTTGCTTTTGAGAGCCAGCACACCATCGCTCCTGATGCCAACCTTGGTCTTACCAAACATGGTAATGGTCTGGTCTGAGTACATGGTCATGCCAGCATCACCTTGTAGCTTGAGATTGCCTATGGTTTTCATTCTTATGCCGCCACCTGCATACATGTTGATATTACGATCGGCATGCAAGTTGATATCTCCTTGAGTGCGTATGTTCACACTGTTGGTACTGAACACGTCCACTGTGCCAGCCTTGCCCAGCTCGATCCAGGTCTGTCCATTTGCATGGGTAATGTAAAAACAGTCACCGTCATCACTCATGGTGATTTGATGTCCCTTGGCTGTGCGTATCCTAACCAAGGTGTCAGTACCAGCAAGATCTCCATCGTCCATGACCAAGGTGTGACCACCTTGGCGACCTACCACAACTATGTCTTGAGGTCTAACTTCGCCTTTGTCTAATTTTGCTTGTATGGTTTTGGGATCCAGACCGCCTTGATAAATTGGTTTACCGGGCGTGCTTATGCCATAACAACTGCTGGGACTTTCTCTTTGGCTGTTACTGCGTATGGGCCCACGTATGGGATCACGATTGAGTCCTTGCTGAAACAGGATGCCGGCCACCACGCTTTGTACAGGTTTGGGTGCATCAAAAAATCTAGGATTATCATTGATACTTTTGTTTTCTGTATTGATTTCTGTTACCGGTAACAAGGGCGTGTTGACAAAAAAATCTTCTTGGTCTGCATTGCCCGGCACATACCTAGTGCTACTACCAATGGCCGGAATCATGTGATTGATACCTTGTTCTGGAATACATCCAACATAGTATCCTTGGCTAGGGTCACCGGCTACAAAAAAACACAAAACGCTGACACCAATGTCAGGAGGAGTAAACCACATGCCGTAACTGTTACGGTTTCCAGGGTAAGTACCAGCACCAGCACTGGTACCAGATTGCGGAGTTGCTCCGTAAAATGGCGGACAATAGCTGACAGTGCGCCATAAAGTAGGATCTTTGAGATTTGATTGCCCATCCTTGGTGGTGGCTCCAAACTCTTCTATGTAGACCTGTAATCTTCCACTTCTAGTGTTGTCAACATTGTTGACCACAATACCAATGTAAGGACCCATTTCTGTGGGCTGGCCGCCACGATCAAATTTATAACCTTGTGGACGTCCTCGACTGCGTTGCAAATTTTCTGCCATTTACTATCCAAAAAAATCGTTGTTTGCATCAAACTCAGCCACGGGTTCTGAGATCAAAGTTGAAGCAACAGGAGACTGATATGGTGTTTCTGCCACTGGAGACGATGCTAACCCATCTCCAGAATCATCGCTGCCTGCCACTATTTGTGTGGTTCCGTTACTTACCGAATCTACAACTCCCCTAATTGTTCTTTGCGTGCCAGAGGCAACATCATCAATGGTCTGAACCAAATTGGTTGATGCACCTGGCAGGCGCTGGGGAGAGGTTGTATCAAACACACCTATAGGAAGACCAAAACTGGTAGGTAGTCCTGGGATCGCTACAGGTCTAGTAGAAACTGTACCGAGTAATTGTTGTCCGAATAACGAATTTGAGCTACCAACAGTATTTCTTCCGAATGTTTGAGCCGATTGAGTAACTGGCAAAAATGCCGGAGTGCTCAATGGAGTACTAAAGGTGCCAAACACATTGGTCAGATTGCTTGTAGATAAACTTTGACGGTTGGGACTGAGTGCATTGATTGCCTGTTGTTCTTGAGAAAGTGCAACCTGTTGTTGTTCTTTGAAGGTCTGATCTGGCAGGAAAGTCATTAGACTGCCTTTGAGTGTTTGAGTAAATTTGCCTTTGACAAATTCGCTGGTACAAGTGTTACATAGGTACACATAGCTCTGTCGTGCTGCTCCGGGCTGTCTTGCGCCGTTTTCAAAAACCGTGCTCTGGGTGTTGGGATCAATGAGACCGGTGTTGAGATTGTAGTCGTTGGGTGTATTGATCAGTATTTCAAACAAGGTCTGTTGACTGTCAAAGTTTATGGTACCATCGGGTAGAAATGGCTGAAAATTAAAATTTCTTGCACTGATGGCTCCCATGGCCTCGCCTTGTTGCAACCATGCAGGATCTCCTACAATTTGAATGGTGACATTTTGTAGGTCATTGGGATTGTAAAGATAATCGGCAGCATTGGCACCAATTTCATTGGTCCTTCCGGCTGCTCCTTGGCTGCTTTCTCCACTGCGTGGTTGAAAGTTGCGTTTGATTGCTTCATTAACAATTTGTCCGCCAGGACCTCCGCTGAGCACTGCTGAATAAAGCGAATTGTAATTTTGTTCGTAGTTCAGTACCTGAGTATTTTGACCTGTAAACCAATAATTGTACTGTTTGTGTACTCCTTTGTATTTGGGATTTAAAAAATAATCACTGACCATTTGATTGATTTTGTACACGCTGATAATATATTTTATGTCATAGGCATAGTCATTGCGCTTGTAGTCATATTGTCTGGGTGTGGCCGTCA